CCTAAAGACGGTGCAACATACGTTATTATTGCTGATGTGTCAAGAGGTACGAATAACGACTATTCAGCGTTTATTGTGTTCGATGTATCTACAGTTCCTTATAGAATATGTGCAAAATATCGTAACAACGAAATCAAACCTCTACTCTTTCCTAACATTATTCACGATGTTGCAAAAGCATACAACCAAGCATATGTTATGGTAGAGGTAAATGATATTGGTGAACAGGTTGCGACTTCACTACAGTTTGACTTAGAGTATGAGAACCTTATTATGGCAAGTATGCGAGGTCGTGCAGGTCAAGTCGTTGGTGGTGGCTTCAGCGGTGGAAAAGCACAACTTGGGGTAAGAACAACTAAGGCTGTTAAAAAGATGGGTTGTTCTAATATTAAACAGATTATCGAAACAGATAAACTTATTATCAACGATTACGATTTAATTAACGAGTTTTCAACATTTATTCTTAAAGGACAATCATACGAGGCAGAAGAAGGACACACTGATGACCTTGCAATGTGTTGTGTTTTGTTTGGATGGCTGGTTCAACAAACTTATTTTAAAGAGTTGACAGATGATGATATTCGTGCAAGAATGTATGCAGAACAACAAGGACAATTAGAACAAGACATGGCACCATTTGGGTTTATGGATAATGGTGTAGATGATCCATACGGAGAAACGGTTATAGATGAGTATGGACAAAGATGGAGTCCAGTAGTTCGTTCATACGATTCTAACTGGTAGAAAACCTAAAATCCCTACATAATATCAGTAATATCGTTTTCTAACTTGAGGTAGCAGTTTGCACAGACTACTTTGGATTCATTGATTAAGTCTAGTACTTCTTTCCTAGAATCCTCGTTCAGACCTTTTCTCTTAGTTAGAGTACGGACTTTACCCTCATGGGGGTAGAATTGTAGACAGGCAGTTTCAGATTCACCACAGTATTCACAAGATTTAGGCCCAAGATATTCATTAACCCATATCTTTCTTGCCCTATAATTGCGTTTAGATACCTTTTTAATGGTATCTTTGTACTTTTGATAGAAGTCTGACATACATTTATTTATGTGTTACTGAGTCTATAAAAACCAAGTGTAGAATGTGTTTTTTATAAATATATTCGTAAGTTTGGAAATTTATATTAATGAATCCATAAAGGAGAAGAAGAATGGCATTTCAAGTATCCCCTGGCGTACTAGTCAGAGAGATTGATTTGACCAACATTGTTCCAGCAGTATCCACCTCTATCGGTGCGATGGCAGGCCAGTTTAGTAAAGGCCCTGTCGGAGAAGTTACTGCAATTAGTACAGAACAAGAATTGGTCAGCAACTTTGGTTTACCTGACTCAAATAACTTTGAGACTTGGTTTACCGCCGCCAACTTCCTACAATACGGCAATGCATTGAGAGTAGTACGAGCAGAAAAAGCTGGTATGTTAAATGCAGCAGTAGGAACGGCAGAACTACTTAAAAACGATAATGATTATGATGACCAAATCCTAAATGAAGGAACAATTGGTTCTGGTAAAACATCAGTTGGTCAATGGATTGCAAAAGAGCCTGGAACAGACGGTAATGCTTTGGGCGTATCAATCTGTGCAAATGCATCAGGATTTGAAGAGACATTCACTGGAAGTGCTGGTACACTTGGTGTAACAACTGGAACACCTGCCGTTGGAGCAACTACTGTCGGTATCGACAATGGTGGTGGTTCTGCTGGTGATGGTGGAGCAAAGTTCAATGTCGGTGACATTGTTCATTTTGGTGAAGCTGATGGTTCTCAGTATGAGGTTACTGCAATCGCAACTGATGACTTAACAATTAGACAACTAGATAATCCTAACGGTGGTGGACTGAAATCTGCCTTGACTGCAGCAACTGATGTTCGCAGACGTTGGAAGTTCTATGACCAAGTAGATGCTGCTCCAGGCACATCAACATGGGCAACAAGTAAAAGCGTAACTAATGATGAAATCCACGTTGTTGTTTATGACACTGCTGGTGTTATCACAGGTTATGATGGTGATCTTGCTGGTGGAAGAGCAAGTTCTGTGATTGAGATTTACTCTTTCCTATCACAGGCTTCAGATGCTAAAACTGCACAGGGTGGAACTAACTACTATGTCAGTGTTATCAACAATGCTTCGGGATATATCAGATGGGGTTTGCATCCTACAGAACTAACTGATGCTGGTGAAACTGCTGCTGAAGCAATCTCTGGTTCAAGTTCAACATATGCATCAACTGTTGGTGTTATCCTAGATGTTCTTCTTGGTGGTACAGCTGGAACAGCTTCTACTGTTTCTGTTGGTGAGTTGAACACTGCATATCAATTTTTTGCAGATACATCAACACAAGACATCAACCTTGTAATGGCGGGAACTTCTCCTGCTAGTACAGATGGTGTAACACACGCAACCATGATTATCGACCTCTGTGAGGCTCGTAAGGATTGCGTAGGTTTCATTTCACCTCGTAGAGCAGATGTTGTTAGTGTAACTAATGCAATTACTCAAACCTCTAATGTTAAAGGTTTCTTTGATGGACTTGCAAGTTCTTCATACGCAGTCTTTGATAGTGGTTACAAGTATATGTACGACAAGTACAACGATGTGTATCGCTTCGTTCCATTGAACGGTGATATTGCTGGACTTGGTGCATACACTGACCAAGTTGCTGACGCATGGTTCTCTCCTGCTGGTTATAACAGAGGACAGATTCGTGGTGCAGTTAAACTTGCATTCAACCCAAACAAGGCACAAAGAGACATTCTTTATCCTGCCAGAATTAACCCAGTTATTTCTGAGCCGGGCGAGGGTACAATCCTCTTTGGTGATAAGACTGCACTTTCAAGACCTTCTGCATTTGATAGAATTAATGTTCGTAGATTGTTCTTGGTACTTGAAAAGGCAATCGCAAACGCTGCTAAGTTCCAACTCTTTGAATTCAACGATGACTTCACAAGAGCACAGTTCACTAACTTAGTAGAACCTTTCTTGAGGGATGTACAAGGACGTAGAGGTATCACAGACTTCCAAGTAATTTGTGATGCAACAAACAACACAGGTGAAGTAATCGACAGAAACGAGTTTGTAGGAGATATCTTTATCAAACCTGCTCGCTCAATCAACTTCATTAGACTTAACTTTATTGCAGTGAGAACAGGTGTCGAGTTCTCAGAGATAGCAGGATAAGGAGAGACAGACATGGCTACTATTGACCAATTTAAAGCTCAACTTATCGGGGGTGGTGCGAGAGCTAACCAATTCAGAGTTATTCTGAACACACCATCTGGAATTGCTACAGGACTCATTGCTGCTAACGCACAGTTTATGATTAGGTCGGCATCTTTGCCAGGACAGACAATTACGGAAGTACCTGTCCAGTTTAGAGGTCGCCAATTGTATCTTGCTGGTGACAGAGAGTTTGAAACATGGACAACAACAGTTCTTAACGATACTGACTTCGCAATTAGAAACGGTATGGAAAGATGGATGAATGGTATTAATAACCTTCAGACAAACACTGGTGTGACAAATGTTACTGAATATACTGCTGACATGGTAGTACAACAACTTGACAGAGATGATGCTATTCTAAAACAATACACACTCACAAGTTGTTGGCCAACAGCAATCAGTGCAATTGACTTGAACATGGAAACTGCAAGTGAAATCGAAACCTTTGAGATTACATGGCGTTATACGTCATTTAATGCCGGAGTATAATCTAGTTTTACAAACTTACTAAATAGTAAGGTAAAATTAGGAGAACTATAGTATGGCGGAACTTTTTGGTTTCAAAATCACAAAAGCAAATCAGGGTGGGGGAAGTGACGGATTCACTTCTCCCTCTACTGATGACGGCACCCTTGACGTAGTATCAGGTGGTGGACATTATGCTTCTGTCCTTGATATGGATGGGCGTGACAGAAATGAGATAGAATTAATCCAAAGATATCGTGACATTGCACAACAACCAGAATGTGATAGTGCAATTGAAGATATCGCAAATGAAGCAATTGTCTCAGACGAAAGAGATAAAAGTGTTTCACTTTCCCTTGACAATTTAAAAGTATCACCAAATATTAAATCTAAAATTCGTGAAGAGTTTGATGAGGTTTTGCGTTTGCTTGACTTTGATTCAAAAGGACATGATATTTTTAGACGTTGGTATGTAGATGGACGTATCTATTATCATAAGATTATTGATACCAAGTCTCCTCGTAAGGGAATTAAAGAGGTTCGTTACATTGACCCTCGTAAGATTAAAAAGGTTAGAGAGACAAGAAAAGAACAAGACGGTAAATTGGGCATGGAAATGGTCAAAGGCGTTGAAGACTTCTATCTCTATAACGACAAAGGTTGGGAACAGAATACAGGAACATCTTCAGGTATTCGTATTACTGCCGATTCAATAACTTATTGTCCTTCAGGACTTGTAGATATGCATAAGGGTACAGTCCTTTCATATCTCAATAAAGCAATTAAACCTGTCAATCAGTTGCGTATGATTGAGGATGCGTTGGTTATCTATCGTATCTCTCGTGCGCCTGAAAGACGTATCTTCTACATTGATGTGGGTAACTTACCTAAAGTCAAAGCAGAAGCATACTTGAAAGACGTAATGAATCGTTATCGGAACAAGTTGGTGTATGATGCACGAACTGGTGAAATTCGTGACGATAGAAATCATATGTCAATGTTGGAAGACTTCTGGTTGCCTCGTAGAGAAGGTGGTAGAGGTACAGAGATTACAACTTTGCCAGGCGGTTCAAACCT